GGTTCTTTTCTGCATTCCTGATAAAAAACGGGATTTTCCCACCGGAGGGGAAAGAACGGGACGAATTGCCGCCGCCGCGGGAAATCAGCCGGGAAGAAGCTCTGAAACTTGAAGCCCTAATGATGGGAATGGACCACCACACCCGGCGGGCCGCGCTGGAAAGCGGGGTGGAACCGTGAATTGCGCGATATGTGGAAAACCTGTCGAGCGGGTCCGGCCTTGCGAATACCACCGACGACGCGGGGAAGCTGTGTGCGACGAATGTTGCGAAGAGTGCTACCGGACAGAGCTGTTCCCCTGTCCAGACCACGACCAGCGGGAGCGGGAGGAATTGGAGGGATAACCCATGCAGATTGACCAGAGGCGCGCCGCCCAGCAATACCGGAACAAGGTAAACAACGCGCAGGGGCAGTTTTTCGAGCGGGCCATAAAAGCCGCGTGCGCCCTGTATTCGGAGCGGGGCCGGGCGGACGTGGACAAGACCCCGGAGCCGTTCCGGGTCCTCGAAAAGAGCCGGGACGGGATTTTCAAGGGGCGGTTCACGGCCAGAGCGCAACCGGACTTTCAAGGGACGCTGGACGGTGGGCGGTCCATCGTCTTTGAAGCGAAGTACACCACCGGGGAC